TCATTGATGCAACAAAATAAAAGTACCAAACAGGAACAAGATAAGTTAGATATTTTATATAGCGAATTACAAATGCCCGTAATAATAATGGCATTGTTTTTCGTGTTTCAAATGCCTTTTTTTCAAAAGAAATTTCTAAAAGTATTTCCAGGATTGTTTATGAAGGATGGACAACATAACATATCGGGTTATTTAGTAAAAACCTTATTGTTTGGTGGCTTATTTTATGGCATTAACAAAGCTACGCATTACTTGAGTGAAGTATAAATTTATTTGATAATTTGAAATAAATTTATTTAATGTTTGCGGGTGCGTTTCTTTTTCTTATGTCGTGTTTTTTTACGGTGGTGTCTATGCCGACGCGTTTTCTTTCTGCGTTTTTTGTGTTTGCGAGTTCTTCTGCCTCCTCTTTTCTTTTCTCCTTGTGCGTTTATGATATGAATAGCTCTTCTTGCACTATTTTGTGTATATGTACTTCCACTCTGAGCATCGGGATCAACATGAATTATGGAACGCAAAAGTGGATTCTGTAACATTTGAAGTGCTATATTTCTAACTTCATCCGCGCGCATACGAAAGACAGGGTTATTAAAACCATCCAAACCCGTACCTTGTCTAGCCGCCCATACGATCCCAGTTCCCACTTGACCGAGCCTATGTAAAAGCTCGTCAGGATCATCAATATTTCTAAATCCGTTTAGATTTCTAACTAATAATTGCCATAAACGAAGTGTAGGACCACGACCAACGCCAGCTTGATCACGCGGTACCTCTGCCCATGGTTGCTGTCTAGGTGATACAGGTCTTCCTGATGGTGGTGGTACAGGGCCGTAAAGACGGACATGTATATTTAATATTTCTAAAACACCGGGTGTTGTTATTGTTTCTTCAGGATTGTTTGTAGATTGTCGTGTATCAGTTGTCCAGGATTGGTCACCACGGTTACCTCTAGCATACTGTTCTCGCAAGCCTGCAAGAAACCTCGTGGTAACTTGTTCCCCTCCTCTCTCTCTCTCCTCTTGGGCATATTTTGCACCGACCTCTTTTGACTGTTGATCTGCAACATGTCCACGGAATGCATGTATGCTCGACGACTTTGACGCTTCCAACACTTGATTCCCATACAAAGGTCTCGCATTAAATCCCTGTTGCGTACTTTGTTGTGGATTGAATGTTCTTCTCATTGTTCCTCTCATTGATTCACACATAGAGGAACTTCCTCCTCCACCGGGTTTACACATACGTACAGTTCCTCCTGAAGAAATCGTTCCAACCTGACCTGTGCCAAATGCCTGGCTAACACACGCTGCGGCTTGTTGTCGCGTTTGTGGATTTCGACTCTCTAATACTTGACTAGCGTGTAGCCATGCTTGATTTTTGCCAAAAAATCCCGCCCCCAAGCTTCCTCCAGAAGCTTGGTATTGTGTGTGCATTACCTCCAATGTATCTGTCAATTGCCCTAACTCTTGAATAAAACAACCTGGATTACTATTAAAAGCATCTGTGAGCCATCCTCGTCCTTCTTGTTCATATAACATTCTTCCTCCGTGTAATGCATAATAATAAGCTATTAATGGACCATTAACTTGTCCCCCAGGAGTTAATGTTAAAAATGCTGGATATGTTGATGCAGGATGGTTAAGTACATCACCACGAGCATGATTACGGATTTGTAATGCTCCAGCCATATCACCCCCTTGGGCAAGAGCCATTGCGTGCTGCAATTCTTCCGACCCGGGTTTATTTACAAATCTTGCCACTGCCTGATTATATTCTATAGAGCCAGGAGGATAAGGTAGAGTCCAACATAATCTGGCCCATAACGGTAAACCTTGATATATAGTATTGTATCCATTAAGAGCTGCTTCAAATTGCTCGATAGCAAGATGTGAACTTCTATAGGCAGCAGGCATAACGTCATCCATTCGTGTAGCTAAATTTGCGCCAGGTGGACCAAAGCTCGATACCATATCACGAAACGAAGCATATCCATTTAATGCAATCCAATAACCAATTCGTTCATACCAGTTTCTGACTCTTAGATCACCTTGTTGAACTCTTTCACTGCGATTTGTTATAAATAAAGGATCACTCCGAACAAGATGTGCGCCTGCTTCGTGAATGCTTTGCACAGCAGTCATTAAGCGCCTGATGTCATTGAAAGGCGCTGCTATATTTGTGTTTGCTCCCTGTTGCTGCCAAGAAGCAGTAAAAGCGGTTGCGACGGCTGGGTCATTGGCTCTTTGAAAAAGTGGTTGCAAAAATGTTCTAAGAAAACCGAGAGAGTCTTCAGCATTCTGAGCAACTGCTGCTTGTGCCTGGCGCGCGTGTGTAGCTTGTTGGGTTAACTGAGCAGGGTCCATCCCAGCAATCGGTGCTGCACCATGTTGTTGATAAAATGCTGTTGGTGCTCCGGTGCGATAATCAACTCCAAAAAATATTTCATAAACAACTATAATAATACGACGCAAATCGGCAGCATGAGCAGCTGGTAGATCATTGGGGCGCATTTGTTCAATTTGGCGAATTGCTTCTATAACTCGTCTCTGATAAGGTAAAAACACATTGGGATCTACTGGTATAGTAAGAGCATGATTTTGCGCAGCCTCTTCAAGAACAATATCTGGACTTCTTCTTCCGGAATCATCTTCCTTTGTACTCACATTTCTATTCCTCCTTGATGATGATGGTGGTGGAATATTGATATGTAACCCCTCCTCATCATCATCAAGTTCCATATCGTCACTAGCTCCTCGAGACATAGAAGAAGGTGTAGTTGGACTATATGTTGGACTTTGAGGTTGATAAACTCCTTGTTGTTGTTGTTGTGCCGCATCTATAATCGCAATAGCGTCTTTTATAATTTGTTTCTGCACCACAGTATTGTAACCATTAAAATTCTCAAATATTCCACCTGATCCATGGAAAGCATCCCCGTCTTGATCTACCGCATTTTGTGGAATAAACTCTGATAAAGCCCTCATTTTCGCAATCCGGTTGGTTTTATTATTTTCTGGTAGTGCTTTTGCATCCTCATATGATCCTTGGACTAAACTTGCCATTTATATATTATAGAAATATTAAATTAATCTTTCCACTTTAACATTTAGTTCGTTTGTAAAAGTTTTAACCAATTCGTCGTTTTTATAATCCTCTAAATATTTAATATATTTGATTCCTGAAGCTAATAATAAACGCGTGCAGATAATACATGGATAATGGGTTATATATGCGGTTGCGCCTTCACAACTAACTCCTCGCTTCGCGCAATCACATATAGAATTCTGTTCGGCATGAACGGTGGCTTGTTCATGATTATTCCTTACAACGGATTTATGTGTGGCACCGGGCAAAAAACCATTGTAACCTTGACTAATGATGCGATTATCCTTAACTAGGACGCACCCAACTTGGAGCCTATGGCAGGGCGAACGTTCGGCGGTGGCTAAAAGAATTTTCTTAAACATTTGGTCAAAAGTTAGTCTATGTTCGGCCATATGTTATTAATGATAATATTAACTTTAAGATTAATATTATTTAATTTAATAAATGCTTATTGTGACATTTAAAATATCTGATGAACTATTCCAAGGTTATGAAGTTGTTCTAGATTTGGATTATTTTGAAACCCTTGAAGAAATATGCACCCAAGTAACAAAAACATTAAAAACCCATTTGGAATTGCATAAATTCGAAATATTATTGGAGAGATTAAAGGGTAAAAATTTTCATATTCACGACGAAACAATTGGTACTATTCTGCTTAAACCTCAAACAGAGATTGTTTGGGTGTGTTCTCACTAACTATTTGATTATAATGAGTTTCAACTGCCGCATACATTCTTCCTGCAGGTTTTGTGTCTGTTGGAGGTCGGTATAACATATCCTGTACCCAAGGACTATTCATTATAAATTTGTTTATTTTGTTTCTTGCAATTTCTTCATCATATAAAAGTTCTATTCGTTTAATTAACTTTTCTTTCATTCTAAAACTTGCATATCCTCTCCAAGAACCAAAATCATTGCGTGTTATAGGAACGATCCTATCAATATATTTTGACAATATTCTGCAATTAAACAGTTTTTCGCGCGCTTCAAAACTGTTTTGGATATCATGTCTTACATCTTCTGCATTTGGTCCACTGCACTCATACCAGGGTCCGCTCATTTTGTGTTGTTATATTTATATTGAAATTAAATCAATTTTTTCATTGATTGGTAGCGGTGGAACAATTGGTAGATTTTCTTTCCACACTTTCACCACCCAACCACCGTTTACCCATTTAATTGATTTATATGGCAAGCGTTTTTGTGACGAATTATGAATGACCTCTTTTTCTAATTCAAATGTTGGGTTAGGTATAATCTTATCAAATTTTTCCTTATTCATATTATTTAAATATAATTTGCATTATGTTTAAATATATTCAAATTATCTTTTTAGTTTTTCTGCGTTTTTTTCTTTTGCGTTTGTTTCTTTTCCGACGAGTCTTTCTTTTCCGTATATAATATTACCTAGAATTTAAAAAATCCTTTCTTTCTCTTTCTGCGTCTTGTTTTTCTTTTTGATTTACCACGCTTGCTTTTTCTGGTTTTCTTTTTAGATTTCTTTTCTTCTTTCTCTCCAGGTTTGTAATTTAAGAAGTAATATTCCCACTCTTTGCTTCCTTTATGTTTACTCAATGCCTTGTATCTTTTAGTTTTTTCTGCACGAACCTTTTCTTTTGTATGTTTTTCATCACCATAGCAATCTATACTAAAACGACGCAATATCCCTTTTTGCTGCAACCGATGTCTTTGTTGAACTTTAAATAAATAGTGAGACATACATAGGACACGCTGAGGATCATAGTAAGGGCGATTTACATATAAAAATGCTAAGTAAAAACTGAGCATGGTATCTAAAGTAGCTATGCGAATTTTGTGACCTCCTTTGGATATAACATTGTAACTGTGACAAGCTAACGGTTCGTAAATAAATGCAACTGTTTCTCCGTTAACACGAATATCATAGTGTGAAGATAAAATCTCACCGACCCCATTATGTTTTTTAATAGTAACTTTTTTAATACCTTCGCTTGTAAGTTGTCTTTTAACAATAGTGGCAGTTGTTTCTGGGTCAAGAGCTAGTGCATCAAAATCAGGAATAGGAAGTGATTTTTTACGCCTAAATTTTTTAATATCCTTAAGGTACATTTGGTTTGCCATCGCGCCAAAAAATACTACTTTTTGGTTTATCAATGAATCACGAACAATATAAAATACTTTTTTTTCTATTCCTTCTGATAATTTTTTTTCAGAGTCAAACATACGCTGAATTTCCATGTAATCACAGTCTTTTCCACGCAAAGGGTATGTTTTATTGAGCAATGTAAGTCTCTTAAGTACTTTTTCCCATCTACTAGCGTCACCTTGAGGTCTTGAAAGTTCTAAATACATGAGCATTCTTAAATAGTTAGGTGGGCTATAATAAATACCGGCTTTTGTGATTGCTTTTTTATGTATTTTCTTATATAAATCTTTTGGAACGAATGATATATCTGCAACTGGAATAAAATTTACAAATACTTTAAATGTGCCTGCGTGCATACCAGCCTTTGCTTCAACTTCGGTAAATCCATGTTTATAGAAAATATCAGCTAAATCTTTGGCATCTTGCAATGGTTCTGGAGAGAAGAAATCATAATCAGGAAGTTCGATAGACTTATCATAGAATTGTGCTTCTTCGGGTAATATATTATTTATTGCTGTTCCACCATAGCAAACGCGTTGTGTTTTAACAAGAAATTTCTCTACAATAGAAATAATCTCTTGTACCACTGGATTATTAAGCATTTTACGACCTGATTTTTTCTCAATTTTGTCAACAGCTTGTCGTATAATTGCGAGTTCGCATTCTTCAAATGTTAGTCCTTTTTCACACTTCATTATTAATATAATGTGGGAAAAAAATTAAATAGTACTTTTATACATTGGCAAATCAATTTGTTTTTGTTTGTAAGATACTTGTGGATTTTGAGGCGTTGGGGCAGAAGTTGTAACAACTTTGTATCGTAAGTCATCTGGTTTAAGTACAAAAGCAGTTTTTGCATCATCAAACTTGTTTAAATAAAACATCATATTTGAGTCATCATTAGCATAATTCATACAAACCATTTGACATCCATAAGAAAAATGTAATTGACAGGGTAGATTATTATTGAGGGCACTTAAATCTGGCATAGATAAAGTCATGTTTTTCTTATTATATTCTTTTAATCCATCAGGATCATGAGTATATTGTACATCGTAATTTCTATATTCTGATAAGAAAGGTGAACCAGATGACATATTAATTAATTCTTCAAAATCAGTTTCTCTAAAATTATTTGTCTCTTGATCACATATAATAATAATTTTATTGCGCAAATTTAGTATAGGTTCTGCTGCCATATTCTTACTACCACCGTTAACACCAGGCCTTCCTTCATAGCCATATGACGGATCAAGCAGTCTAGTGCCACACCAATCTCTCACATATTTAGTTAACTTTTTATAGAATAATCGAGGATTTACTTTACTTTTTACCCTAAAATGAATAAATAAAGGATCTGTTGGATTTGGTGTAGGTAAAGAAAATGCATATTTATTTATAGTACTTAAAATGCCTTCATTTCCACCAACAGGAACACTATTATATGTTCCTTTTATATTATCAGAATCAGTCGGACCTGCTCCTACTACCGGTTCACCGTCTACTTGATACAAAGCAAAATCTAAAACTCTTGCACCTTGATGAATAACTTCACGAAGTGGTACTAAATCTACATAACCATCTTGAAAATCACCGGCACAGCAACTGTTATAACTGCTTGCAATATAATAATCTCTAAGATGACCTGTTCCATTAACAGCATCTACCTTGTATTTGGCATCTGCAGAATTAATATTTCCAATCACTGTAGCTTTATTGTTATATACAGATTCCATTGCATAATTATCATTGGCTTTTTTATTAATTTGACGTCTATAATACCATGTTAGAAAAAGCATCAATAAAATAATACCGACCCATAGGTATCTTGTTGCCATCTTTGCAATAGCTTTTTGAGCTTTTAATAACACTTCTTGTGGGTTTTTCATGAATTGATCAGTTGTATCTTGTATACCTTTTACAATATCTGGTGCATCTGGTGGTGGTAATGGCATTGATATATATATAATATACTTTATATTTATTTGTTATCCTAAATGAAGATTTATAATGATTAACACATTCTTATAGTTAAAATAATTATATTATATTATTTTAAGATGCCTGGAGGATTATTAAATATTGCCGCTTATGGTGCTGAAAATATAATATTAACAGGGAACCCAACTAAAACTTTTTTTAATGCTACATATAAAAAATACACTAATTTTGGTCTTCAACGTTTTAGAATAGATTACGAGGGCCAAAGAACACTAAATTTTAATAGTGAAACAGAGATGAATTTCAAAATCCCAAGATATGCTGAATTATTATGGGATACGTATTTGGTTGTTAATTTACCTGATATTTGGAGTCCATTGTTTTGGACTACCGATGTAAGTGGTTGTATGACTCCATATGAATTCCAATGGATAGATAAGTTGGGGGCAATGATGATAAATGAAATAACAGTTTATTCAGGTGCTAATATACTATCTAGATATTCAGGGGAATATATAGAAGCCGCGATTCAAAGAGATGATGGAGGGAAAAGAATACTCTGGGACAGGATGATTGGTGCAAGAAATCAATTCACAGACCCAGCCAATGCGTTTCAAAATGGTGGATTTTATCCCAATGCTAATTTCTTATCTGCAGCAACAACTCCAACTGGTTTTTCAGGTTCTGATGTTCAACCATCTATTAAAGGTCGTCGTTTATATATACCTTTAGAGGCTTGGTTTACATATGGTGGTGGTAAAACAGCTCTACCTTTGGTAGCCTTACAATATCAAGAGATAAATATTCGAATTAGATTACGATCTATAAAAGAATTATATACAATTCTGGATGTTGCTGGCACTATCACCCCTGTATCCACTGTTACAGGTAAAGGTCAAAGAAAAGCACCGAATGCAGCAAGTGCTGTAGATCAACTTTATTGGTTTTTACAACCGCCACAAGATCCTTCTGGGATAACAATTCCTGCTATAACCCCGGAAAATATTACGGGAATGAACAGATATATTAAGAAAAATAATTGGGATGCAGATATACATCTAATGTCAACGTATGTATTTTTAAGTCAAGATGAAAGAAGGGTTTTTGCTGCTAATACACACACATATCTAGTAAGAGAAACATTTCAACATGATTTCTTAAATATTGCAGGATCTAGACGAGTTGATATTCCTTGCAGAGATATGGTGCCTAGTTTCTTATTTCGATTCAGAAGAAGTGATGCAAATGAGCGAAACGCATGGTCTAATTATAGTAATTGGCCTTTCGAAGGGATTCAAGCAGTTCAACCAGTAGATATGTCTAATGATTGCACTAATCCAACCCTTGGGTTCGTAAATCCATTTTTATTTAAACAAACAAGCCCATTGGTTGATTCTAGCAACTTACAAAATATTCTATTAGATATGGGCATTCTGTTAGGTTCTGAATATAGAGAAAACATACTTGAAGAGGGAGTTTATAATCTTGTAGAAAAGTGGATAAGAACAGATGGTATAGCAAAAAATGGTTTATATGCTTATAATTTTTCAGTACGAACTAATAGAGATAATTATCAACCATCAGGAGCCCAAAATATGAATAAATGGCAATATGTTACTTTTGAATTTAATACAATACAGCCTCCACTCGACCCTTCCAATAATAACGTGGAAGTGTTGTGTGATCCTTCAGGAGGAATTATTGGTGTGAGAAAAGATACCTGGAGATTAAATAAATGGAACTTTGATTTACGCATATGGGAGGAGCGATACAATATGATTGTTATAGAAAACGGTAGTATAGGATTATTAATCGCACGTTAATATGTTTGATAAATTTTTGTAATATTATATTAAATGAATAAAAATAAAATTATTAATTTAATCAAATCCCACGGTATTATTTCATCCATGATGACAAAATACCAAATATTTGGAGTTATTTACTATTTAGATAAAATATTAAATACAAATTTAGAAGGTGATATTGTAGAATTAGGATGTAATATAGGCACAACTAGTTTATATATACGGAAAATTATGGATATATATAATAGTAATAAAGAATTTCATGTATATGATTCTTGGGAAGGATTACCTGAAAAATTGTCAGAGGATACTGATATGACCAACAAATATAATATTTATTTTCAAAAAGGTTCATGTGCAACAAGTAAATATAAATTTATTAATGTTTTTAAAAAGATCGGCTTAACAATGCCGACCATTCATTCTGGCTGGTTTAAAGAAATAAGTGATCATAAATATCCTGAAAAGATATGTTTTGCTTTTTTGGATGGAGACTTTTATTCTTCAATAACGGATTCATTAAATAAAATATATCATAAAATGGTAAAAGGAGGCATTATAATTATTGATGATTGTGGGAATAACTTTCTACCCGGTTGTAAAAAAGCGGTGGAAGATTTTTTAGAAGATAAAGAAGAAAAATTAGAATTAACAGGATATCCAAATAAACAATATGAATTTGGAGAGATGCTTTGTGGTGGAATAATAATAAAATTATAATATTAAAGTTGATTTTATAAAGAATTAGATTCTTAAAACGTTAACTAATTATACAATTATAGCATCTACCTTTTTGTGGTTTTAGTTTTATATTTTTAGTTGCTGTAATAGGTGTATACATGCTAGATTGCATTGTTCCTTCAACTAATACATCTCTTATATTTTTTAATTTAGTTTTCCATTTATTCTCCGGTCGCGGAGTTAATGGGATATCAACAAATATTGAATCATCATAATATCGTCCTGTTACTTTTCTAAATACTGGGGACTTCAAACTTTTTTCAATATCGCATTTATCATTCATATATTAATGATAAATACTTTAAAATATATCCCAAATTGAATTGTAAGGTTTTGGTTTTTTATTCGGATTTCTTGGTTTATAATTAGTTGAATATGCAGTAGGCGCTCCGGAAACGGATGGTACAGTACTATTAATGGAATTAGTAGCATCTGCACCTGGTCTATTGTCTGTCATCATTCCTGTTGTAGGACAATTTGCAGTTTGTATAGGTTGTGTACTTGTATTAATTGCGCAAGCTGTGCCTGAAATGGATGATTCAGTTCTACTATTTTGAATTTGATGAACTTTCTTCATTAATGCCAATTCATCGTTCATAGTTGTTGTAACAGAGGTTGGTATATTTTTCATACAATTTTGAGTGATAGATGCTAAATGAACACGCCATAATAATCTACCCAATACTTCTGCTTCCGAATCCATTACTAGTGGAGTTCTAATGCCTTTTTTAATGGATTCTTCATTTAAAAATTTTCTTCCAGCGTGTTCATAATTTGTTTGAGACAAATTCAATTTGGATACGTTTCTAGGAAACCATTGTCCATAGGTAGATGAATGCGCAGAATTATTATGAATAGCTAAAACATCACACGTCGCAGTTTTGACCGCAGATGGTGTAGAAATTGATCCTCCCGCCTGATTATATGCATCGGCTGTATCAGCATCTAATGTGCCGTCTGGTGTACCTACTGTTCTTGTACCACCAGCTACATTGCTAGCAGCGATTTTTTGGACGTTTTCATCTTGGCCTATATAATTTCCATTTTTGTCCCATAACCCAGTTATTTTAAATGCCCCACAATTGGAACATTGTTGATCATATTGACAACCCTTGCCTGTACATTCATAAGGACATTTTTTATAATAATTACCACTCGCATCTTTTTCAAGAGAATTGCAATTACCGGTTAATTCAGTTGGAGCTGTGCATCCATTAGGACAAATCATGGATTTAACTGCTGGTGTAGGTGCTTGTGTAAGGTTGGTATTCTCTAAACCTTCTCTCCATTTTCTATTTAATAATCTGTATATTGTTAATAGTAAATTTACAGCTACGAATAATATCATTAAGCTAACGAATATTTTTACAAAATTCATAATATATATATACCAATAGATAAATATATAATTAATATCAGATGTACTATTTTGGCTTTATACACCCTAAATAATATAAATTAAAATTTTTGATTGATGAATGTAAGAGATTAATTAGATAAATTTTTAAATAAACAGTATTTAGCATTCTATTGTACTAGGTGATTATGTTACTTATAATTTTATTGTTCATAGCAATAATTTAATATAATAAGAATGTATATGACAGATATTAATACCACATTAAGAGGGAATCAAGAACAAACAGAAGATCCCAAAAAACCAAATGTAATAGCAAAGAAAATTTTCACGGGGTTATTTTTAATTATTTTAGCAGTAGCCACTTTTACGCTAAGTTCCTGGCAATTGCCAGTTATTATCGAAACTGTAAATTGTATGTATAAAAACAGTCCAGATAAACCATGTCCTTATCCTACAAATGAAAATGCACCGCCTTATAATTCTAGAAAAGGACAATTTGATATGGATCCATTTCAAGCTTTCCTTAATATTATTATGAGTACACTAAGTGGTGGATTAATAGGATTATCTAGAGGCGTTAAATGTTGTCCAAAAATGCAAACAGCAACAGCAATCCCTGTGGCTCAACCTATTTATAAAGGCGGGATGAAAGGTGGAAATATGGCAAATGAACTGACGAAATTTAACTTACAAATTGGTGGTACTGGATGGAAACCTTTTGATATATATAGTAATAATATAGGATGGCCATATGATGAAGTCAAAAAAGACTTTCCATTCGGATTTAATTATTGGCTGGGGTCATCTCAAATAAAATCGTGGTCGATCCCTAGACAAGTTGTACAAGGTATATTCTTATTTTTAGCCAATCTAATGAATCCTGAAATGGGCGATACTGTATCTTGGTTTATGAAATTTGTAATTACATTATTTATCCCTGTTATATTTGCCACTATGTTATCATTATCTTGGGTCATTAGTATAATTGCCACAATATGGGGTGGATTTTTGCAACATATTTTCACAGGAAATTTTGCTGGGTGTGTATGGGGATTCTTTTGCACATGGGCACTCGTTATTTATAATATATTCGTCCAACATACAGAATTATTAGGATCATTTTTCGTAATTCCGGCACTTAGAAATGGTAATCGCTGGGTTAAAGCAAATTGGCTATCAATGAAAAATGGTGGATATAGAGAAATTATATTAGGTAGTGCTTTCATCTCATTTATTGGCGTGGTACTATATGCATTTGCCCCTTTATTATCTCAATAATTACTTTATCAATTCTATAATTTTATTAAATATTTTTGATAAATACTTAATAAATTAACAATAAATAATTTAATATGGGTAAAAAAAATAGAAAGAAAAAAAAGGTATCAGCCAATGGTAAACCGTTTGTTAGTATTTGTACTCCAACATACAACAGGAGACGGTTTATTCCTTTTATAATCAAATGTTTTCAAGCACAGACTTATCCTGCTGAATTAATGGAATGGATTGTTGTTGACGACGGTACTGATCCAGTTGGCGATTTATTTGAAGGAGTAAAATGTGTTAAATATTTCTACCAAGAGGAAAAAATGAAATTGGGAAAAAAGAGAAATTACATGCATTCAAAAGCAAAAGGTAGTATTATTGTATATATGGATGATGATGATTATTATCCTCCTGACAGAGTAAATCATGTCGTAAATCGATTACGTTCTCAACCTAAAGCTGATGCGTGTGGTAGTAGTGCTATCTATATTTATTTTCATAAACAAAAAGAGATATATTTATTTGGTCCTTATGGTCCTAATCACGCCACGGCGGGTACTTTCGGTTTTTGGCGACGATTACTAAAAGAAACATCTTATGAAGATGATGCTGAAATGGCAGAGGAAAAACATTTTCTTAAAAACTACACTATACCTTTTGTTCAATTGAATCCCATGAAAAGTATTTTAGTTTTTGCACATGATGCTAATACATTTGATAAATCGCGTTTGTTAGAAAACCCTAATCCAAAATTTGTTAAAAGAACAAAGTTAACCCCTAAAAATTTTATTAAAGATAAAGAAATGGTTAAATTTTATACAGAACAATAAAATCTGTTACTATAATATAATGAAAATATCTCAATGTGCTAAAAATTTCCTCAAATATTTTTTAATTTTTGTTATAGTATTTAATCTAGTTAGTTATGTATTATCATTAATAAGAAATGGCGCTACAAAGGAAGGTTTTAAAGGAAGAAAATCATTGCTTTTATTACACATGGAAGGGTGTCCACATTGTGTTAAGTTAATGCCTGAATGGGATAAATTTACCCAGATGAATAATACAGCTATCATAACAAAAGCAGTGGAAAAAGATGATGATCGTGCATTAGTGAAAAGGTATGGAGTGGAAGGATTTCCAACTATATTATTATTAGATTCCAATGGTAAGAAATTAGATACATATAGTGGAGATAGAAATGCACAAGGTCTTTTAGCTTATTGTCAACAAAATAGTTAATCTGACAATGTATACGAATCTAGATATCGGTATATCCTATTAATATCTAGTTTATTAATATTATAATTTTCATTATCAAATAATTCATATATTTCCTCTATTGAATAATTATTTCGCAAATTAATAAAAAAAGAAAACATATCTTTTTTATCCATATTTAATTGATTACATAAATTTTGTATAAATAACATATTGTTATACTCAGTTGAATATTTGGTCAAAACTTTAGTAAATCTCACGTCTGGTGGGTTGAATACTTGAGGGTTTGGTCCGTATTTCTCATGATATATTTTGTTATTGTAAAATGTTTTAATTAAAGAGCTCATTTCATTAAAGATCCAAATTTGCTTTTGAAATGTTATTCTATCAATATAATCAGCAAAACATATATTTTTAAGAATTTTTATATAAAATGGAATACTTTCTTTCTTATCTGTAGCTTCAATAACATCAATAATATTTTCATGAAACAACAGTCCAACGCTTGTTCTATCTGTTTCATTCATTATAATAATATGATCATTAATGGAATATTTATGATTTAATAATTTCTTTGTTATTACTTTTGTATCTTCATTGTAAGCTTTGGGTTGAAATAGATTATGAATTAATTTATTCTTAAGTATACTTTGTTGATTGGTATAGATATCAAATGTGGATTTTAATTTTCTAAGATCACCTTGAATAAATAAGGTAATATTACTCAGTAAACACGGTTCTAATTTCGGCATTAGTAATTTCACTATAGTTGCAACCTGTTCAGTAGTGGGTGTTTTAAGTTCAATAGGTACACAAACTTTCATCATTTCTTTAATTTTCTTGTCGATATGATAATTTCCTATGCATATGATTGGGATCATAGTTATATCTTCTTTTTTTTGTTTCTTTGTTTTTTTAGGACGAATCAGTTTAATAAGTGAATTAATACCCCCTTTATCTCCACTATTCATTCCATCAATTTCATCCATTATAATAGCTAATTTTTTTGTTTCTTTTTTAAATAAACTAAGGATATTAGTATCTGACATATTATGTTTAGTAATAGTATCAATTACCGTTTTATTTCTAAAATCACCTGCATCAAAAAGGATAACATCATAGTTTAATTTTTTTAATATATCTTTTACAAACCAAGTTTTTCCAGAACCTGGACTACCATATATATAGATACCACGTCGTGTTTGCATCAAATGTTTTTCCAATTCAAATTTAGTTAATATATCTTGCAATTGTTTTTCATTATCCACTCTATTTAAAATTGTATTCATATTTAATTGCTCCATGATATAATTTTACTTCTGATTTTTTTATATGGCTTTCTACTCAAATACTTCTTTGCTTCAAAATCTTTGGGATTTAAACGAGCCTATCACAAGTATATCTGGGAGCATTGGTTAATTTCATATTTTTTGATGAAATTAATTAACAATATCGTTGACCTGTTTTATTATTTTGCACATTAGTAATACCATCCCATGTGAGACCACAATTTTTGGCTGCTTTACAATTAGCAGTAATACTTGCTACGTCGGAGCCTCCTACAGGAGTAAAAACGCTGCTACAAGTTCCTAAATTCTTAGGGTTGGTACAAGTTAATGTTCCATTAGATATGTGAGCTTTTAAATAATCAGGACATTTACCAGTCTCCGGAGGGAATTTAGCAGTTAATGTAGCCGACTTAATAAGTAATCCAATCACAACAAGAGATATAATAAGTAAAACTACAGCTATCACTAATACTGTTTTTTGGAAAGTCATTATATAAAATTAGTATATATTTTTTTCTTATTAAATATAAAATGCAAACAAATGGCCGAGTTGATATACTAAATTATAATCCAGGTGATAGATTTAGTTTACATGATAAAATTCCCACAGGCAAATCTACTGGATATCGTGCTGCACTTACTGGAAATTGGAACGATAATTTATTATCCAATACTTTTTTCAGCGCTGATAATATTAGAATCATTCAAAATGGTCTAAAAGCCGGAGTATATAACTTATCAAATGGACGTTTTTTAATAGGCGATCAAGATGAAGATACACTAAAAATAATTATGAGAAGCATATTTCTTCAAAGTGCAACGAATCTACCTAATCAAATTAGAGAACAAGTTACAGCCCTAAATAAATTAGTTCTTGATTATGCTGTGCCGCAAATTTTCGGCGAAGCCCAAGGCTATATTAAATATAAAAATGATGTCAGTACATTAGTAGTACCCATCGAAAGACCAACCTCTACATATACTAATACAACATTGGAGCTTAAACCGTGGTTTTAAATTGATTTTATTTTATTAAATTAAATATAATCAATATTCACCATGCTCGAAGAACAATTTAGAGGATATATAATTAAAGTCGGAAAAGATGAAAATGAGAATGACGAACTTATTACTAAAGCTTCTCCAGAAGATTACTGGCTACATCTTTCAAATGTCCCTTCTCCACACTGCATAATTATTAATCCTTCTGGAAAAAGAATCCATAATAAAATTGTAAAACATGCCGCTTATTTAACAAAAAAGCATTCAAAATATGCAAGTATATTAAAAATAGATATTGATGTTACACGTATTAAATTCATTAAAAAAACCAATAAAAAAGGTTTAGTTACTGTCGCAAATGTAATTAGAATTATAAATATTTAAATTTTGCACTTAATGATTAGAATTGTATTGCTCCATTTCCACTTCATATCTTTCCTTATCTGTCTTGCTTTTATCTTCGTAAATTTTGCGTTTATTATCAGATAATGCCTTCCAATCCCTTCCTAGAGCCTTGGCAATATCACCCAATACAAGCTTTGTATTATTTTTACTCATCTTTTTCATTATAGCAGGGCGAGCATCCTGACAGAAGTACAAATAACCAGATGTTGGGCGCTTTGGTCGCTCTGGGTCCTTCATAGGTTTAATCTTTAATGGATCTCCCAAAAGAGAAGTCGTCAACTCTGCAATTTTATCATGTTGACCCAATTTAATACATACAGTCGCAATCATATTTTTCTGAGACTGATACCAAATATGGTTTAGAGAAACGGTGTCGTTATGAAAAGGTAAATGTGCCATTTTTATACATATCTATCTAATTAACATCTAAGTCAATTTTTTATTATTACTCTTTTAATCTTTTTAAGTTTCTTTTTCTTCGTGGCCACACCTGCTGCTCTGCGAATTCTTGCGTTTCTATAAATATTGTATTGTTGTGATAATTCATCCAATTCTTCTAACCACATTTCTTCAATACTTTTCTTTTTTAAGATTTCCAGTGCGACTTCTTTATTACCACACTCAGATAATAATTTTGCTACATTTTCCTCCTCCACACTATCAATGGGCATCGTTCGCAAATATTTATATTCATCATCATCATCAATAACATCATAATTTTTGCTTTTAAGAAGTGCTATGACCTCTTGTTTTTTCTTTTTCCTTAAGACTATAGTTGGTGGTTCTACAATTTGTTCTTGAATAAATTTTGCTCTGTTAGATAATTTAATTAATTGTTGATGAAGGACTTGTATTTGATGTGTTTTTCTTTTAATATATAATGCTTTTCTATTTATAAAATAGGTTTCAATAATTTCATAAACTGTGCAAAATTTCTTCAATTGTTGCCCAGAATCAAACAAATTCATATTTGTTGTTGTACGCGTAGTATAAAGACCCAATACTTTTTCTAATTGATTGCAACCATAATCGCTTTTTTTAGGTAATAATCTTTGCATTACGCCTGGTATTAATTTAAGCTTAATATCAACTTCTGTATCCGTACTCATATCAGTATAATTTTTAAGAATTGGTTTCTTCTTCGATTTCTTAGAAGAATCTTCAATGATCGATTCCAAGAATTTTTTATAATCATCTGTCCAAACACCAATGGGTAATTCTGTAATGTGGATTTTATCAACGCCAATAATTTTATATACACCCTTTATCAAATATTTCTTATATATTTTACTCACATCCATTGCATCTTTGATATCACAAATTTTAGTTATAGTTCCTTTGAATCCTTCATAATAAGGCGTGATTTTTGGTGATGAACTGTCTGATTTATTTAATTTCCATTGTAAATATTTAATAATTTGTACAGGATTATAACATAATCCTTCATAACTAAAACCTGTACCAATTCCTTTTCCACCATTCACCAATACCATAGGTATAATAGGTGCATAAAAGTCTGGTTGTACGGGAGTACCATCATCATCCAGATAATTCAAAACAGGCAGGTCTGATTCTTTGTAAATATATTTTGTAATTGGATTTAACATTGTAAATATATATCTTTCCGATGCGTGATCTTTACCACCCTGTAATCTTGTACCAAATTGACCAAGTGGTAAAAGTTCGTTAATATTATTACTACCAACGTATTCTTGTCCCATCCCAACAATCGCCTCAACTAATGATTTTTCGCCATGGTGATAAGCAGAATGTTCACTAACATATCCACTAAATTGTGCAACTTTTACTTCTTTTACTAGATTTCTTTTAAATGCAGCAAACAAGATTTTTCGAGTGCTAATTTTTTTTCCATCCATAACATTTGGAATAGATCGATCACAATCATATTTTGAGAAGTGAATCAATTCATTATCAATAAACTCTTCATATGAAATGTGCGCTTGATCAGGATCTAAAACCGCATCTTGATCATATGTACCTAACCAATCTTTTCTATCATCCGCTCGCTTCTTATTAAAAGCCATATCAATAGAATTATCGCACGGTTGACCATTGTGTTTAAAGTATACAATTTTCTTATCAGCAAAATATTCTTTGAACTCTTTGGCTGTACTCGTACCAAGACCCTTGAAATATTTGATTTTCCATCCTTTACCATTATTATTAGCTTCTTTCCATTCTCTATATTTCGCTTCATTGTAAAAGCTTAATTCATTATTTCCCTTCTTAGCTTTAATGATTGGGGTATTCATAAATCCTAGGAAATTTTTCAATTCAAGCAATTCGCGCCATTGTGAATGAAACAAATTCACACATAAACCCTTGATATGCGAACCGTCAAGGTCCTGATCAGTCATAAAGAGAACATGTCCATATCTTAAGAATTTCTTTGCACTTTCTGAATCATAGGATTTATTTGTTTCCAATCCCACAATTTTTTTTATATTGGCAATTTCAGCATTATCATTTACTCTGCTTTGCAACATATCTTTTGTATTCATTAATTTCCCTTTCAATGGAAATACACCAAAACAAGTTCTATCTTCTTTAGATAATCCCGATACAATTCCTGCTTTGGCCGAATCTCCCTCGCATAAAATTAATGTACATTTATTCGACCTTGAAGTACCAGCCCAATTCGCATCAATTAGTTTAGGAATGTTTCTAATTGATTTTGATTTTCTACCATCGGTTTTCTTTGCTGCTTTTTGGTCTTTGATTTCTGTCAAACTAATTGCTGTCTCCATAACACCCATTTTTATTACCTTATCAATAAATTTTGTACTGATATCGCACTTTGAACCAAATTTAGATGTCGGTGTATTCATATAATCTTTTGTTTGACTATCAAATGAAGGGTTTTCAATAACACAATTCACAAACAACATAAGTTGTTCTTTAATAGTTGTAGCCTTGACTTTAATTTTCTTTTTCTTTTCAATGAATGCTATGATCTTTCTAACCAATTGATTTAATACATACTCAACATGTTTACCACCTTTTCCAGTATAAACACCGTTGACAAAAGACACTTGGGTAAATTCATCAACAGGTGATAAACATACTGCATATTCCCAACGTGCATTGGATGTTTCAAATACTCTTTTCGTCTCTGATTTTTCACCAATATGCAAATTAATATATTGTTCTAAAGAACGAACTGGTACCATTTGATGGTTAAATCTTACTTTTACAGACTTATCTGTTACTGCTGCAATATCAAATGTCCTCTTTTTGAATAAATTAAACATATCATCGGTTATACCATCCGCACCAAATCGCTCATAATCAGGTAAGAATGATATCTTAACATATGGTTTAGTAATAGTCGCTTTTGTAATTTTTGGTTTTTCTAGAATATCCAAATTATTTTTGAATTCTTGAACATACTTCTTTTTTCTAATATGGTCCACTGTTTCAATCTTTGCCCATTTAGAATAAATGAATATCAACTTAACACCAAAACCATTCTTACCCCCTACAATTTTCTTTTCGGATTTTTTATAATTGGTTGAAGTCATCAAGTGACCAAATATCATTTCCGGAATCCAAATTTTATGTTCTGGATGCTTCGCAATATCAATACCATTACCATCATTCATTAATGTAATAATACCTGTTTCTTTATTGACAGCAACATCAATCATTGTAACAGGTATTATATTTTTTTGCTTATCTCTAATTTTTTCGCGCAATCTCACAAAATGATCTCTACAATTTACAATTCCTTCATCAAATATTTTATACAATCCTGGTGTCCAAGTATAATTATGAAATGTTAATTGACCTTCATTATTAAATGACCAATTCTTAACATTATCTGGTTCAATCGCACCGACATATGTGTCGGGTGCATCTTTGATATGTTCTTTTTGAGTTTTCTTTTGATAAGTAGTAGACAACTCGGTATTTCCGATTGCAGCCATTATATTATAATGATAATATGTCCTTTTTATATTATTTCAATTTTTAATTCGAAGTTAATATCCAATGAATTCCAATACCCAATCCCACCATCCTTGCATTGATTTTTTTTTTAAAAGATTTCTTCTTCGCAACCATGCTTCATTGAGTAATCTTTCCAATTCTCTCACCTCATCTTGAGCTTCCATCAATTCATCTCTCTTGATTATGAACATTATATATAAAGGTTTATTTTTTTCGACTTCTATTTTTTTTCTTTTTTTTCTTACGGCGACGTGTTCTCTTCTTTCTTCTTTTTTGTTTATTTCCACCAAGATGGTATCCCTTATGGGATAAGGGATATGTGTCGGATGGTGGTGGAGGTAGTTCATCTATACATCCAATATTACTAAAAGTATATAATTGACCATATCTCCCTTTCATTGCATCCTTTGCCATATTACAATTTTCTCTAAAAATTTTAGTTTCTAGCACAGACTCAATATGCCAGTCTTGTTTTAATGATGTAAACGGCAAGCAAAAATTACCTATATATTGAATAACTTCCTTAGAAGTCATCCCGGAATTCCAAATTTTTTTTCTACGATCTCCTGGATTTTTTAATTGATCTACGATTTGAGAACGATGATATAAACCATGGTGCATTAAAAATTCAAACAATCCTAAATCTAGTGGTTTATCTTCACCATCTCTAACACAATTGTTACTAAATGTCGGTACAATATAGCCAACATCTCTCGTAAAAGATTGGTCATATGCTTGTTTTATTGAATTAGACGAATCTGGATTTTCGTTCGCTTTTTTAATTTCTGACTCCGCGCCTCCTTTAACAACCCCATAATGAGTGGCTTTAGGCATAAAGTTTTTCATCAAGTAAACAAGTCTTCCAATATGATATAAATTAGAAACACTAACTATTGTTTTACCAGCAAAGGTTTTTTTTGGAATGTTTTCATTTACATTAGCCTGCAAAGATAAATACTTTGCCATTACTGCATTTCCAACAGTATCTAAAGCTGCTGTATCTACGGAAATTTTGCACGAGTCAATCAATTTTTGTGTAACGTTTCCCAATGTAAACTTCATCAAAAAATTTTTTAAAATATATTCAGCTTCTGTTTTTGCTTCTTCTTTTGTTCCTTCTTTTATCCAATTTTTGGCATTTCCATCAGGCAATGACCAACCTCCTCTTCCTGATATAATAATATGTCTATTTTTCTCGGAATTTGGGTGAGCTTTTCCAACATCACTTAAATAGTCCATCATAATATCTAATCTAGAGTCGCATTCATCTAAAGGTCCTCCTACTATAAGTAGTATATCAAAATCAGGTACAAATTGATTTTCTTCTTCTTCTTCTTCTTCAACTAATTCAATTGAGTCCATTTCGCCTTTTACATAAGCTAATTGCGTTGGTCCAGAAGCTGCCCCAGACCATTTTTGCATTAATCCTTTTTTCCATTCTAGAATATTATTTCTTGCTATCTCTGCGGCGGGTAAAATTTCTTGTAGTTCTGAAAAATTCTCACTAAACAAATTAACAATGTTTTTTAATTTTTGTTGGGGCGGAGGGATAGGAGTACCGGTTGAAAGTAATGAATTTAAAAAACTTAATAATAATGCATATTTTAATTCCCATTTGTTACATCCGTTTAAAAGCACCGGTATAGCTTTTAATTTAACAATAAATTCATTAATGTTACATATATCTTTTGTTAACCATTCAAAACATATATCATTTGATGTTGACATTATATATATTTTTAAAAATATTAAATATTTAGGATAAATCGCGTTCAAACTTTTTTCTAATGTCAATATATAATGGTAAAAAGACATTCTAAAGGATCTGATGGCAAATATCACATTGACGGAAAGAAATTTGACCAGTTAGTAGGTTCTCGTGCCCAAGTATTCCATGGGTCTGCATATAAAACAACATCATCTGCTGTTAAACCCAAAGGAGATGCTCTTTCTAGAAAACATCTTAAAAAAAATAAACATGGACGTATTGTTTCTGTTGCTAAAAGTGCAAAAGGACCTATGATGTTGAAAAGACTTCATAACAAAGGTTATTTCACTCGCAAAGGACACTTTGGCACTGTTAAAAAAACTTCCAAAGGACGTAGTTCTCGTAAACATCCACACAAAGGACAACGTTCCCGCACTCGCAAAGGACGCAAAGATTTCGTTACACACAAAGGAGACAAATACTACAATCGTCGTGGGCACAGACAACGTGGAAAATATGGTCGTCGCCCATACACCAAGAGAGGCCGTCGTAGGCGCACTGGAGTTAAAAGAGTGACCATCCATGAAAAACGTAGTCGCAGAACCGGTCGTTTTTCAAGAGGAGGCAAATAATTTAAAACTCTGACCAATATTTTTTCAATAATTGATTATCTTTAATGTATTCCGAAGGAATTATCTTCGAAATGTATTTCTCAAAATATTTCTTACTTACTGTCCTTTTGGAAGTAGTATCTAATATTCTTTTGCAGTAATCTTTGTACAATTTGTAGATTGATATATCCTCTTCTTGGCAGAAATCATAGTCTACCTTTAGCTGATTTATTATATCTTCCATTTCTGCCTGTTTATCCCATAAATTACATTTTATAGACGTTATAAATTTACCCGTTATTGGTGAACCTGTAAAATGTTCTATTAAAAAATGCATTTTCTCTTCATTAATACCATCTACTTTGGCATTTTTTTCAAGCATCCATTTTAAATATAATGACCATAATTCACTAATTTCAAATTCATCATCTCCTTCTATTATGGTTTCCTTCCAGAAACTTTGAAATGTTTTTACATATGATAATTTGGAACTGGTTATTGTAGAATACAAATCTAAACTTTCATTGTAATTTAGTTGAGCGCTTAATGCTGTTTTTAGATTTTTAATGTATACAGGCATTATGGGAAATTGACATTCTGAACGAATAAAACTCTTCCATAAATAATACATTTCGACCCATTTAATCTCTCCAGAATCGGTAGATGGTTCTAACCATTCCGATATGAATTTATTAATTAATATTTCACTATTCGTTTTTGACAAATAACTAATGGAATGAATTGCTTCTGTATTCTGACAATGTGATTCAATATAATTATTAGCACTTTGAAATTGATGCGAATAATGACAGGCTACCGCTATTATATCTAGTATATGAGATTTTAAGAAACTATCCCAACAAGAACGTATTTTAACTGAATCATTAAAACTAATTATTTTGCAATCTTTAAAAGTTTGGTTATGATATTTAAATTTAATAGTATTTATAGGTAAACATTGGGTACCTAATATACATTGAATATGATCTTGTAAACACGTTAAAAAATCTTTGCTTTCTAATCTCGCAAATTGGCAAATTTGAGTAGATTTTTTAAAAATATTATCACCCAATAAAGTTAAAAAATATTTAGATTCAGACTTAGAACGAAATAAGATAGGTGTTAAATGTTGAATAATATATTGAATAGTACAGGATTCTGGAATACTTGTTAACAAACTTTTCTCTTCTTTTATTTTTTTAATTACTAAATTTTTGATTTTATGTTTCCACGGAATTAAATGCGATTTTGTTGAAATATCAGAAAGTAAAATATGCCAAATAGTATCTTCATTTATTAAAACATACTTCTCTCCATTATAGAAAATAAAAAGGTCTGATTGTGGGATATAAAAGTATTGTTGCTCAGGATTGTTTAAAAATTTGTCGATATAAATGGTACTTTGTTTTTCTAGATTATGTTTTCTGTTGATTCTTTCTACAAACAAATCTAATGCATGAGGTAATTGTTTATTCATATATTCTTCCATTTTACTTAATACATCTGGGTGGTCCTTATATTTTGTATGAAGTTCATTAATACTATCAATCATATTTGGTAAACTCATATATCTAATATTAGTTATTATGAGTTTAAGTAAATTATCATTTAACCATTTGTTTATAAGACAAATAAGTAGTTAAAGATTCATGTTAAAAAATTAGTATATGACCGAAAGTAATGTGCTTGAAATAAAAACAGTTCAAATTGCACCGTTTAGGACATTAATGACTGCATTGAAAGACATATTATTAGAAACTAATATTGTATTTAAACCGGATGGTATTAGAATTGTAAATATGGATAAATCTCATACTATCTTGGCGCATTTATTTTTAGATGCAGAAAAATTCGAACATTACTATTGTAAATATCCCAAAATAATTATTGGAGTAAATATGTTCCATCTATTCAAACTTATTAATACCATTGATAATGATGATACTTTAACCATTTATATTGAAGAAAAACAATACAGCGAAGGTGTTGTTGATAATCTTGGATTGAAATTTGAAAATGGCGATATTAAACAATGTAAAATTCAAAAACTTAAACTAATTGAACCCGAGCAGGAAGAGTTACAAGTTCCGGATGTTCCATTTTCATCTATTATTACTTTACCATCAACAGATTTTCAGAAAATTATTCGTGACTTATCTAATATTTCGGAGAGACTAGAAATTAAATCAGTAGGTAGTGAACTAATTTTCAAATGCGAAGGACCTTTTGCTACTGCAGAAATTAGGCGTTCAGAATCAGATGGTAATATGGAATTCTTGCAAAAACAAAAAGCATCTCATGTTATTCAAGGCGAATTCTCGCTTAAAAATCTAGGTTATTTCATCAAGTGTACTAATTTATGCAATACTATTGAGATGTATTTAGAGAATGATCTTCCTCTTATTGTCAAATACTCTGTTGCATCTCTTGGAGAGATTAAATTATGTTTAGCAGCTCTTCCTTCTTGTTAATTATATTATTGATATATATATATAATGGCTACTATAATACCAACAACACCAGCACCAGCAGAAGGAAAGCCACCACCAGTGATGAGTCAGAAAGAGGTAGTGTCCGTTGTATACTCAGAAATGGGACTAGGTTCTCTATCAGAAGCAACCCGTAAATATTTAAGTTGTGTAGACAACTGTCATCGGCGTTATCCTGGTGGACGAAAAGAAGATAAGCCTGTAATGCCCAAAACGTTGAAAGGCAGGAAACAAAGACCGACTTTATCAGGGGACGGTAGAAAACGAAGATTAATGAGGTGGAAAATCCAGAATCAAAATTTAAATACCTGTCTTAAATCGTGTAAAGCCAAATGGTATAATGCGGTGATAGATTTAATTGGAGAAGCAAATTTCCAAATGAATAAGGATGTTTTAAGCCATATCTTAACTATGTTGGTTAAACCGCGTGCGAAAAAAAAGTCTGTTAAAAAAAAGGGGGGAAGAAAAACAAGAAGAAAAACAAGAAGAAAAACAAGAAGAAAAGCAAAAAGAAAAACACGTAGAAAGAAATCTCGTAGAACGCGCGTAAAGAGTGGTGGACAAACAGGATGTATTACAACCGATGACTGTCCTTCTGAATCTCTTGAAGCAGGTAATCATTGGAAATGTGAACAAAAAGAACACGATGAAGGCAAATTTTGTTATCAGGAGGAAACAAAAAGTCGGGATGATTATGAAGTACCACGGAGGAGGCGTCGTCCGTTTACGTTTATTTTGTGATAGTGCTGCAAAAAAGAACGAAAACGCGCCGAAAAAAAGGCACTAAGCGAAAAAGGAAAAAATCACGTAGGAGAGGCAAAAGAAAAAAAAATATTAATAATTAAAGATTTGATATTATTAATATTATATGAAGAAAATCATACCAGACGATGTTGCGAGTTATATCAATATGACGTGTGATATGGCTGAGCGAAATAAAAATGTTGTTTATGAAAATGAATTATTTATTTGTGTAAAAGATGTCAAACATAAGAGTGAAACGGATTATCATTATGTAGCTTGGTGTAAAAAAGATTTAAGATCATTGTTAGATTTGGAGAGAAAGCATCTTAAATATATCAAAAATCTCAAATTAGTTATGTATCATAAATTCGGTTTAATTTATGAAAATACAGAAATGTTTATTCACTTCCCACCGTCGTATTGGCGGTTGCATATACATTTTGTACCCAGGCCACATGTAAGTCATGTATATCACCAGTTGTATTTTATTAATAATATAATCAACTTATTAGAAATAAATGAAGAGTTCTATAGAATGTATGTTATTATAGATAAAGCTAAGTTATAATTATTCGGAGAGATTGATGGCTAAATATGAAATTACCATAGTAAGACCACAAACAGCAATAAGGATAAATGTTGAAAAATAAAAACATTTTTTATTTATACAACTATCCGATGGTTGATGCATATCTCCCTTGCTATAGAATGGTATTCCAAATGTTTCAGTCCAACTGATATTTTCTTTATGTTTATCGAAATCCCAGCATCCGTGTTTTTGATGAGGATGTTGGTTTTCATGATTTAAAATATCCATTGTGTTAGCAAATATATTTCCAGATGTATCATATCGTTGTTTCATCTTTTTCATATAGTTAATATATCTCGTTTTGCTCTTTCTATCCAATGCCCCGAAAGGATCTGTTATTAAATGTGTCAATGTATTTTTATACTCGGGTCTAGCTAATTTTTCATAGCAACATGCCGAGCAGGTTCGTAATCTTAAAGTATCTGCATATGCCATTTCATCGGAAAATAATTGATCAATAATACTAAATGCAGAACGCAACAATAGAATCTTTTCATATCCATAACTTTTTTCAAAATATTCTTGGTCTATCAATTGTTTTAATTTAATGAGATTCGGGTCTGTTAGAGAGACACCATTGTCGATCATGTTATTGTGTTGACACTTAAGAAACTTGATCTGATTAATTCGATCACGTATAAATGTAATATAATGTTTACGCAATCCTTCTATTTTTTTTATAACTGAGAATATATTAATATTATATGCTATTTTATATCGATACCGAATAGCGCGAGGCACAATAAACTGGTTTGTTTCTTTTATTTCTTTAATTTTAGCTTCGATTTCTTCAAGTTGTTTTCTAATTTTTGCACCAACTTCTATCAATTGAAGTTTTTCTCTTTCTTTTACCGTACCCTTTTTATCAAAACCAGTCATATCTGTAAACAATAACAATGAACCTGACGCAAATTCGCATATGGATTGCAACTTATCATATTGATGAGCTGATGTTTTATGGGCCTGGGATTGGGCATCTAATTTTAGATAACTTACTATGGCAAGAAGAAATGATATTCCGGCATTAAGCGATGCTAAAAAAGTTCCTCCCCACTCAGATCCTTTTAAAGCAGCAGCACATACAGATGCACCAGCTGATATAAATATCGATGGGAACATTAAATTATTTAATCTTGTTTGACAATATGATTCTGCTTCCATATAAATAATTTTTTGACCTTTCACATAACTAGCTAAAATATCCATCGCGGAAGAGAAATATTCGTTATAACTATGATAAATCTCACCTAATTCGTATTCGACTTCTTGAAAGCTAACTTTTGCGGAATCAAAACAAAATCTACCATATTTATCCATGGGTTGATTTTCTTCTTGATTTTTATTTTTTTTATATTTTTTAAGAGCATTTAGCATTACTTTATGTCGTTTCATACGACTAGTTTGATGTGTTTTTCTACTAGTAGAAGTAGTTGGAAATAAACCCGTCATTTTAGTTGTCGCTAAAAGCAGATCTGGTTCATTAGATGTTTTTAAATTTTTACTACCACTTACATCTACTGTCGTATCATTGTCTAAATGACTTAAATCCAAATCACTAGTGTCAATAACAGTTGGTGAATCATTAACAGTTGATACATTATTAGATATATCATTAATCTCAATTTCCAGTTGGCTCATAATATAAAAAATGTTATTATATTATGAATATTTACGAAATTCTTTTAGTATCAACTTCAGCACTAATCATATAAATCGAGTTTTCCGTGATAATAATATATTCGGACTCCACTTTATATATTTTAGAAATAGGGCTTGTATATTCATCTTCGCTTTTAACTAATAGCTTCTCTCCAGAATCTCTTACACCAATTAGAACGTCTTTATCTAATGAACCTGTCCAATAATCAAACATAATAGGTTTGTCTTCTACAATAGATAATTTTGCACAATGTTGCAAAGTTGTTTGATGAGGTAATCTATAATTATTTTCCTTTTCTGCTGACACAACACTTTCTTCTGACATTATAACTTAAAGGTCCTTATAATCTTTAAATACTTATTTCATTCAACATAAATAAATTAGTTTTGTGTGTGATTTTAAAATACAGATTTAGTGTATATGACTGATAAATTGATTATTAGTAATACAGATAATTATAACCAAGATTTCGAATTCTCCGATACTAAGACCTATGTAGGAAGATATATTGAACTTATTAATGAATACATGTTATATGTGGTAGAAAATATGATTATTCAGGACGATGCTTATTTATTATTTTTAATACAAAGAGGGGTTGAAACAATAATGCATTGTTTTAAATTTTTATTGATGTATACAAAAAATTTAGAACTGACGATTTACCAATGTAAAAAAGCACTGTATTATTATATTGAATTTATAGGACAAATAAGCGATGTGTCATTGCACCATTCATATTTACAATTGAATTCTAAAGACGCTACTTTATTCGTGTATAAGAAGACGATATATGATATTAATAATATCTATAGAAAAAATTTTATTCAATCTAACAATGATAAACAATTTTTAAATAGCATTTCTAATATTATTGTATTGTTTAATGCGACATTGTTTCATTTATTACAAAAAGAAAGATTAGAATATTCTAAAAAGGAAAGTATTATACATTTTGCTATTGACCGTGCAATCTCAATAACAGACAAATTATTTACCAAAAATAATTACTTTTTAACTGATATCAAAACGGAATTGTGTTTATTTGTTTTTCGAATTTTTCAAACCTACGATATAGACACAATTAAATATAGTAATATTTGTGAAATTTTTATTAAAAAACTTCGAAAATATTCAGAAAATGAAATACCAGATGTCAAAATACTATTAAAAGAAAAATTATATAATAATGTATCTATTAGTAATTTGGAAGAAATGTCTGCTTTAAGATATATTAACTGGATTCTATATCCATTATAATTATTTTCTTTCTCCTCTTTTTCTTCTTTTCTGGTTTTTTAAGAGGTTTCGCGGTTTCTATTCGAAAATCTTTAAAATCTTCTTGCAATATAGTTTTTAAGAAGTTGTAGACTATATGTAAGATTGGAATAGAACAATGACCAACAATTAATACGCTTCCTGTCCTAAAGACCATGAAAGAAATTTCTAAACATTGATTTTCTCCACTACCGCTACCTTTTTTACTGCAACGTTTTTCACACGAACAAACTCCGTTTTGTATATTTTTCATCGAATTATAATAAAATTTTACTTGAATACCTGGATACGAACAAGGATCATAATTTACATGGAGATGGTATTTGTATTTTAATACACTAGATAATTTATCCCTATCTATGTAATAGTTACAAGTAAAATTCGAATTTATTAGAACTGTATCGATGTCATTCTTATTATATGTGAGAGGCTTCAAACATAACGGATTTAACATTGCGATTAAGGTATCTAAAGCCATAAATAGAAAGTCGTCTGATTGAATACCTGGGATTTCAAGTTTCCCAGTATTAAATACTTTAATATGTACTTCCTTAAATATCCCATTATACGGGATACGCATGATAACTACAAAACAATTATAAAATGCCCCTTTTACTTTGGTTCTGTAACTGATAAGATCTTTTTTGGCTATCCCAATATTTATTTTTCTTACGTCTTTGTATTTAATTTTACGAGCGGTGGGATTGTCAATAAATTTAATAGTATCTATTACAATCATATCAGAATATTTAATTTTTTCATCGAGTAGAGCGCTCTCATCTTTGGTATCACAACTTAATTTTATTTGTTTTTTAATAACACCACTACAAGCACTTTGATATGAAATAACTGGAATATCCCAAAATACGGTTTTTAAATCTATTAATTGATTCAAATGACCTATTTTTGTTTGTGTTGAGATATAAATCTCCGTTACTTTAGGAATAAAAGTTTCGTTACCATATATAATCTCATTCTTTGAATCTTGTAGAGTATCTCCCTTTAAGAATTTTTCCCATTCTTGATCAGCACTTAACATTATTATTTGTAAACGAATCTCTTTAAGTTGCTCTTTAATTCAATTTATTTTCTAGTATTAAATAAAATGGAACAATGTCAAAAACGTACAGTTTTGTCAAACGATGTTCGCCGTAACAAAAAACGTAAGAAAAAAACTAAATTATTAGATAGTATTCAAAATGAATATTGTCTAAAAAGAAACCAATTTTATCCTGAGCAACCATCTCCTAATTTATTTTGCAATAGATTAGAGATACGTATGAAGGCTTATTATAATAATTTATATAGTTCTTTCAAATTATAAACGGTATAAGGAATTAAATAATTAGCATTTGTAATTTCACTATGTATTATAAATTTAAATACAGAAATCCAGTTTGGCATCAAGACATAAGGTTTCGTTTTTATCAAATAATTTATAAAATCTTGTAAAAGATCAACATTTTCTATATTATATTTTATACTAATTTCATTAAAATAGTGTATAATATCTTTAGCATCATCATTCTTGAGTTTATTTATTATAGTTTCCCATACTTCAGCAGTTATATATGTATACGACGTGGATGTTGCAAACTGTTTATGATTTGCTTGAATATAATTTATCATGCTTCGAATATCTGATTTAAATGAATTTTGAATTGAATATAATTGATTATCATTAATTTTCAATTGTTCTTTATTTATAATTTTCTTAAGAAATCTAGATATGTCTTTGGCTGGTAATTGGCAAAATCTTAAGCGAATAAATTCATTTTGTAATGCCGTATCAATGCGACTAATATAATTACAGATCAAACAAAAACGAACATTAACCGAATATTTTTGTATCAAATACCGTAATGCCTGTTGGGCATTTTTAGTCATATAATCAACCTCATCTAATATAACAAATTTTAAACCCTCACCAAATAATGTTTTAGTATGTACAAATTGATAGATTTGATTTCTAATAATCTCAATACCCCTATCATCAGACGCATTTAAATGTATCTTAAAACCTTTGTTTGTTTGGTTATATTTTTTCTGATATGCATTAATTAAATTAATAATAGTAGTCGTTTTACCTGTCCCGGGTGGACCATAAAATAATAAATTTGGAAAATAATTCTTGGTTAATATATTATTTAAAATTTGCTTATTGGTATCATCTAATACCACATCACTAAGTGAATTTGGTCTATATTTTTCAACCCAGGGAGAGAATGTATTCATATGATTAAATATTATAATTTATATTTAATATAAGAATAAATAAATTGATATACTAAATGGCTAATATTATAAAACCAATAATAATGAGTCAACCTACCGCATACCTTAAAGTGATAATTGGTCCCATGTGGTGTGGGAAAAGTACAGAAGTTATTAATATTTATAAACACAATTGTATAGCACAGATTTCTACTTTAGTTATAAATTATGAAGAAGACAAAAGATATCATGATCAAAAATTATCAACTCATGATAAAACGATGATACCTTGTAAACGATTTAATCAATTAGTCGACTTATTGAACTATAAAGACCTTCATAAATTCAAATGTATTGTTATTGATGAAGCACAGTTTTTCGAAGACTTACAAGAAACGGTTGAAATATTACTTTCTATGAATAAATTTGTTTATGTCTGTGGACTTGATGGAGATTTTCAAATGAAAAAATTTGGATATGTTCTCGATATTATACCTATCGCCGACGAAGTTATTAAAAAACAAGCTCTATGTGCTATATGCAGAAATGGTAAAAAGGCAGCGTTTACAAAAAGATTATCGACGGGAGGGCACACGGTAACCACACAAAAACTTATAGGAACTAATAATTATATTCCCGTATGTAGAGAATGTCACAAGTTATAATTATGTCATCAAAAGATATAAAAAAACTACTTAAATTCAAATACTTTTTTTGTGTATAAAATGCCCCCTAAAAAACGTGGAAGGAAACCTAAAAAAACTAAAACTACTCCAGTTGACGAGCCCAAGAAAGTACATAAAAAACGCGGCAGAAAACCTAAAGGCGGAAAGATCATTAAAAAAATCAATGAAAAAATTAACCCAGACGAACTTAAAAAACCCAATATTATATTACAATTAAAATGTTCTAGCAAAGACCTACAAAAACAAGATCATAACAGCGTATCTGAATTTAATCAAAATAATATCAAATCGTATACTGTTACTAATCATAAACAAAACTCTATTAATTATGAACAATACAATAATATTTCATATGTTGAACCTACAGCAACCAATTCTATACCTTGTGAAGATAATGGTGATACGGATATTAAAGAAATATGGGAAAAATTAAGAATTTTAAAACTAAAACTGCATTTTAATGAAGTATCAGATAAACGGTCTCATTGTTTTTGGTGCACTTGTTCATTTGATAACCCACCTGTTTTTATACCAAAACAAGAAAGGAATAATATTATTGAAGTTTATGGATGTTTTTGCAGTCCCGAATGTGCCGTCGCTTATTTGAAAACAGAACCCATTGATTGTTCTGTTCTTTGGGAGAGATATGCTTTATTAAATAATATTTATAGCAAAATCTATAATTATGAAAAGAATATTAAACCAGCACCCAACCCTTATTATACTCTAGATAAGTATTATGGAAATCTCACTATACAAGAATATCGTAAATTACTAAGCAAAGATAGATTACTATTAGTAGTTGAAAAACCCTTGACAAAGATTTTGCCAGAATTGTATGAAGAAAATAACGAACTTCCAAATATATTTGATGATCTTTTAAGTAATAATACTCGAAAACACCCCAAATACCGATTAAAGCGAAAACACGCAAGCAACAGCAAATTATATAGTCTTTCCAATAATTTTGGATTAAGTAATTAAATTTAATATCATAGTGTTAAATTTAATTATTTTCCTTCACTTCTTTTTGTAATTTATTCATATAAGCCACATACGCTGCTTTTTTTTGCTCAACTTGTTCAGCGCGACGTTTTCGTTGGAGTTGTTGTTTATTCACATCATCCATAAAAGTTCTTATTTCTCCATAGATCATTTGATTCTTGGTTGATGATGGTTCTGGAGCCTTTTCTTTATCTTGAAAATTGGGATTCATATACTCTTTAATTACATGTAAATAATTATTCTTCCAGTATTCTAATTTTATTATTGCCATTTCCTCTGTATAATCTGTTTGCCGCACTATAAGTTCAATCATAGCCTGTCTTCTAGCTGCCATTTGCTTTTCCATTGCTTCCGCACGTTGTTTTATAAGTTCCTCGTCACTTATATCCACGACCTTCAGATCACTACCACTTACATCTTTTTTATCTTCGCTCATTTAATAATAAAATATAACATTTTTCTAAATCGTATTAAACATTTATTTTAATATTGTTATAAAATGGAAAATATTACTGAATATGAGAATCCAAGAATGAATGTAGATAATGCTGTTGCAGAAATTACTACAATTATATCACAACACTTAACTAAAGTATTTGACAAAGTAGCTAATAAAAATGATGACATATCTCAAAATTTAAAAATTTTAAACCAACTTTCTTTTGTGGTAAAATTACGAAAGGAAAACCAAGACTTAAAACAACAATTAAACGATATTAATGCAAAATATAAATCTTGTTTGGAAGAACTTATTATGATAAAAAGTGTGGAAAAAGTAACAATGGAGATTACAGAATTAGATTCTGTTCACAAAACAAGTGTCCCTTCACGTGCTGAAATAGAATCTACTATTAAAAATACGCAACATAAGTCTTTATGGGATTTACACGGTTTAGACGATGATAGTGAACATAACGAGTCAGATGATTCAGATGCGCAAACGATAACACTGCCGTATGGTTTGAACTTTAGCAACATTAATAAATTAGATTCTTCTTTGAAACTTAAAGAACTGAGAGAAGATCCCAAAAATAAAGATGTGTCCGCAGAAAAAATTAAAATCGCCATTGATCGCTGGAAATTGTTTTATAAAGATAATATCATGGTCAATTGTAATAAATCGGAGGAAGACACAATTAATGATATTATGGACTCATCCGCAGGTCTTAAAGGCTGGAGTGAATCATCTTATGAGCTTCGACAAACACTTGAAGACGAAGATGAAGACGAAGATGAGGACGAAGATGAAGATGAAGAGGAAGATGAAGACGATGATGAAGACGAAGATGAAGAGGAAGATGAAGAGGAAGATGAAGACGATGATGAAGACGAAGATGAAGAGGAAGATGAAGATGAAGAGAAAGATGAAGACGAAGATGAAGATGAGGATGAGGACGAGGATGAAGAGAAAGATGAGGACGAGGAAGCAGAGGTCGAAAATGTTGCTGTTGCCAAAATAGTTTTACTTGCGCAAGAAGCAGGCGAATATGCAACAATTGACACCGCTAGCGAAGAAGACAATGAGGAAAAGGCTGAAGAAGAGAATGGTTTGTCTGATGATGAAGAAGTGGAAGTTGAAGAATTTAAATTTGATAACAAAACATATTATACTGATGATGCTCAAAATGGTCATTTGTTCGAATGTCTCGAAGATGGTGAGATTGG